ATAAAATTGAACATAAATGTATTATTTTCTTATTCATATAGTATATATTAATATATTTATTTAATAATTAGGAATAATCCTATACATATTTGAACCATCGTACCACCTACTATTTAATAGTAATCTATTATTTAATTCTGGTGTTAAATGTTGATAAATTGCATTATAATTATTTGATAATGGATAATAATAATTTTTACTAAATACCCAATTATTATTATTTCTAAATCCCCATTGATTAAACCAATCATATACACGCGGACTGCTAATTCCACCAAATTTTTCTGTAATATTATAATAATTATTTATAATAAAAATAATAAAAAATATAAATATTAATTTTAATAACATATATAATATATTAATAAATTAGTTTAATTATCTAAAATATTTTATATATTTAATATATTAATGACAAAAAATAAAAAAGGTGATTACAATAAAAATAAAAACCAAAATGATAACAAAAGTTCAAATAAATTAATTGAACCTGTTACAGATAATGAAGATTCTTTATCAAAAACACCTACACCAAATTCAACACCAATTTCAACACCTCAGATTAATTCTAATGAAAATAAGGATAATATTAATAATATTTTACTTAATATGAAAATTATATCAGAAATAAAAGAGAGTGATAAACTATTAACAAATAATGACTGCTTAGAAATAGATACCAGATATGTTAAATTTGTTCAAAGATGGTGGTATGAAGATGGTAGGGAGGTAACTCTCATTAAAATTTCAGACATAATCGATAATTTATTTAATTTTATAGATAATAATTATGGCCCAAAAAGTAATTTAGTAAATAAAGGAAATTTTGATGAAGATAAAACACATTTATTTCAAAGAATACATCTTATTTTACAAAATAGTATTAAAGGTCTTGAAAATTTAAAAACAACTTATAAAGATGATATTAAAACAATTAGTCAAATTGATTTAATTATCGAAAAAGTAAATATAAGGGTTGAAAGAATGAGTTCGAAAGTAAAACTAACATAAGATTTTAATATTTCCAATTCGATAGAGGATTTACATGATTTAATTTATCTGCTTTTATTGGAATAATTTCTGTTTTATATTTAAAAAATTTAATCTTCGGTGGATTCAATAATTCACCAAATCTATCCTTTTTAAACACTGCTTTTTTCCATTTATTTACTGGTAATAATATTCTATTTGCTTTATAAAAAAATAATTTATGACCACTATTATGTGTAGTTTCTCTTAATATTAAATTTATATTTTTAATATTATTATCACTCTTTTGACATATTTTAGAAACGGCTTTTTCTGCAGCGTTTAATGGTATTTGGCCCTTTGAAACATCAATTTTAAATCTATTTCTCTTATTTAAGATACTATGTTCTAATACTACATATTTACTATTTATTTTTTGAACATTAACAACGGTGAACCATCTAGTATTAGTCATTATTATAATAAATAATTATATTTAAATTATGATTTATACCTAAAATTAAATATATCAAATAATAATATATCATTATAGAATATATGAATTATAATGAATTATTTATATATTATAGAGCAATAATAGTGAGTATATTAGCATCTGTATCCGATATAAGTGTTATGTTTACGTTAGATAGAACTAAATTAAATGAAAGTATTATTTTGATTTTATCATCATTTACAGGACTATTAATTCAATTTTTTGGTCAAAAATATTGGACATTCAAAAGTGTAACTAAATCAAGTCAAAAATTAATGTATCAAGTTGCTCAATTTTTTACATTAGAAATATCTCTTATATTGTTTATTGTATTTATGTATGGATATGTTTATGAATATGTTACAAAAGTTATATCAAAATATAATAAAAATTATGCAAATGGTGTATTTACAAAATACATTTTTAAATTAGATAAGAATAATAATATTATATTAACAAATATTGGAAAAATTTTATTAAAATCTGTTATGGTCTTTATTTTATTTAATGCAATTTCATACCCTATTTGGAGATATGTAATATTTGTTGAAAAAAAATAAAATACTACTAAATCTAAAATAAAATATTTGTCTAATATATAAAAATGAAAACAGTTTTATTTGGCTCAGTTGGCTTATTATTAATTGTATTATTAGTACTTGTAATTGTTGTATTAGTAAATAGATCAGGTGACTCACCATCTCCTGTTATTATTGGGGGATGTGATGGAACAAGATTTGGATGTTGTCCTGATGGAATGACACCACGTTATGATCCAGATGGCACAAATTGTGTACCAAGACCTAGACCACATACAAGACCACATCATAGACCACATATGGTTGGTGGATGTGCAGGAACCCGACATGGTTGCTGCCCAGGGAGCAGTATTGCTAAAAAAAACAGAAGGGGTACTAATTGTCGTTAATAATTATATAAGTAACTATATAAGTAACTGTATAAGTAACTAAATAAGTAACTAAATAATAACAAACATATATTTATTATTATTTATCATATTTTTATTTTTACTTTTTATTTTTTTTTCCAAATATACGATAACACCAATCATGCTCAAATATATATTCCTTATATTTATAAATTAAATATCCTAATAATGTACCTATTAATCCACCAACTATTACTTGTTGAATTGTATGACATTTAGACCAATATACTCTACTATACATTACCATTATTGCTAATATAAATAAAGATATACTAGATATTGTTTTATAAAAAATATGTAAGTCTTTATTATTAATGATTTTTAAAATTAAATAAGTACTAAATAAAGCTGATATCTGTGAATGACCAGAAGGCATCCCATATGATCTTGAAATTTCATTTGTATGGAATAACTTACAATTTTTAGCATTATCTGGTCTTTTACCGAAACCTAAGATTGGGAAATTTTTATTTCTCATAATTGGTTTAAATATCAATACTTTTAAAAAGTGATTTAAAAAATTTGAAACTAACAATAATACCATAAAAATATAACCTTCATTTGTACTATTAAATATTGAATTAATAAAAGACGAAAAAACAATTATAATAGGATATGCTCTTGTAAATCCATCAAAAGATTCAAATATTGTTTTATTCATTTATAATATTAACATACATAATATTTTATAGTATCGTTATACTTTGACCATCATTTAGTATTTCTAGAACTTGGATTCTTTGATCTGATCTTCTAACACCAAATGCTTCTGACATCATTGAATCAATTCTCCAAACTCTATTATTACATCTAGAATTTATGCCATTTTCTTGTGGTGTATGTCCAACAACCATATATTTTGCATCTAGTAATCTAAGTGAATTATATAAAGTTTTACAATTTACATAATCACCACTAAAACTTCTATTCCACAATAAACTATCATTGTTTACAAATAAATCATAAAAAGCTGGTACTTTTGAAACACGCGTATGACCCATTAAATACATTCTCATTAATAAATTTATATCTGATATTGAATATTTTCTGGCATATTTTGGAAGAATACCACCATGAACAAATACCCATGAACCAATTTTCATTATTACATTTCTTTTTGATAATTTTCTTGAAACCATACCACCTGGTCTAAATTTATTGAATCTTCCAATTTTACCACCTGTCCCTGACATTCCTTTTGGACTAACATATGTGAAATCTCCCATCACATTCATAATCTCGTGATTACCTAAAAGTGAATAAACAGCACCCATTGTTCTTTTTGCTTCATTATTTAATCTATCCATTAAATTAATAATTTTTAATTCAGAATTTTCATCATTTGTAACCATACCTCTACCACCCTTATCTACTTGATCACCTATTTGAACAACAACTGTATCCATTCCTATCCATTTTAAACTATTATTTATAACACCTGCTCTTTTTAAAGCTAATATAGTTGCTTTCCAATCACCATGTAAATCCCCAATTGCTATTATTCTACGTTTTGCAGGCAATATATTTGACATATACTATATAATTATATAATTATATAATTATATAATTATAATAACATTAATTTAATAATTTTTTTATTCTTCTACATCCTTTGATGCTCCAACACTCTCTGATGCTCCAACACTCTCTGATGCTCCAACACTCTCTGATGTTTCAACACTCTCTGATGCTCCAACACTCTCTGATGCTCCAACACTCTCTGATGCTTCAACACTCTCTGATGCTCCAACACTCTCTGATGTTTCAACACTCTCTGATGCTCCAACAGGCTCATCTAGATCAACAATTTTATTTACAAAATTATCTTTATCTTTATCTGTATTTTTATTCTCAAAATTAGAAGGATTAAAAGTTGTCGTGAATTGTTTTCCACGATTTCTCCTGGATTTCAATGAATCACTATTATTTTCAGCAAATTTATCAAAAACATCAGTTGTTCGCAAAAACTTGGCAAGACGTGTCCATTGATCAAGATAAAAAACAATTGGCCGATGGCTTTGAAGACCATTTAATGCAAGTGCACCATTTCTTGTTACACTAAATGAAAGTCTACGATTATTGTTATTGTTATTGTTTCTCAATAATTTTTCTGCTTTTTCTGGATCAATTTTACCACTTGCAACCTGCTCTAAAACATTCTTTCTACGTTGATTGTAATTATTATTGTAATTATTATTGTAATTATTATTGTAATTATTATTGTAATTATTATTGTAATTATGATTTCTATTACGTCTGTACGAAACAGTCGAATATGTTTCATCATTATTATTATTTTTATTATTTTCAGTCATTTATAATAATATTATTCCCGATAATCTTTATATACTTTTAAAATAAAATATTAACAAATTATATATGAAAATAAATAATATATTTTTAGGATTATTAATATTAGTAATATTTTATGCGTTATTTAAAGGTTGTAATAAAAATAATGAAATGTTTGATAATGATAAATCTGATAATGATAATTCAGATAATAATAATTCAGATAATAATAAAAAAATAGAAATTGAGATGACAAATAATCAATATAAAGATTTTAAAAGATATTTAGATTTTAAAAATAAAAGTTATAAAGATGATGGTGGATATAATGGATCAAATTATATGAGTGATGATGATGATGACCAGGATGATGACCAGGATGATGACCAGGATGATGATTCCAATGACAATGGATACAATGATTATCAAGAAAAAAGAAAAAATAATTTTTCAGATAACAAATGTAAGGAAGGGGTTAAATGGCAAGATTTAGGTAATGGATATAATACAATTGGTAATAATTTAAGAGATTTATATGACAAATGTTTAGATTGTCCAGATGGAAACTGTGGTGTATTTAATGCTGATGATCCAACAAATGTTAGATGCTTGCCTTGTAAAGATGGACAAACATGTTTAAGTTCTCCAGATGATGAATACCCGGGTTTTGGATGTCCAGGTAAAGAATTTACAAGTCCTAATATACAACCATTAAATTGTAAAGGTAAATATAAAGATATTGTCTGTCAATATAATCAACAATAAACTATAAAACTATATAAAATAAATAATATTATTATATATAATGATATTACCTTTTGATGTAATAACTATTGTAATATCTTTAATGAAGCCAAAAGATATATATTACGTTAGATTACTTAATAAAAAATATTATAAATATATTCTTACTAAAAATAGATTTGATTTTTCGAATCTAAAATATTATAATTTAATTTATGCTATAAAAAGAAATAAAATATTATTAATTGATTGGTTATTATCAAATAAAATGTATACTAATAAAATTTTAACATATGCAGTTGTATATTCTAATAAAGAAACTATATGTTATGTGCTAACAAAATTAAGAAAATATAAAAAATCTAAAATAATAAATAGAAATTTAATATTAGCAAGACAGCGTGAAGTTGAACCAGAAATATATAAGATGATTATAAATTATTATAAAAAATTGAATCAAAACATTTGTTCATTTGATAGTTTAGCAGCATAATTATAAAGTTCATAATCAAATCTATTTCTTTTTATAAAATCTTTATCAAATTTATCATGTTTTTTAATATAATATACTGTTGCCATTTTACTAGGTATGTTTATATTTTTAATTCCTATTTTAGATAATAACCTAAAACTTTTTTTATTTTCTAAAATTAATATTATTTTAAATTTATCTAAAACCTTTTTAGCATATTCAAAATGAGGTTCTTCTATTTTAAAATAAGGTTTATTACCTAACCCACATAGAATTCTTGTATAATAATTATCTTTATTATAGGAAACAATAAAGCCTTCATCTCTAAAAACCATTTTTTGAAAATCACCAGGAGTAAGATGAGATTTTGTTTTTCGTATACTTTCAAAATTTAGACAAGAATAAAATCTTTTTAATGGATCTCTAAAACATACAATATAGTTAATATTATCAGTAATAAAATTATGTGGATTAAAAAAATTCCATTCTAAACACATAACTTCTACACCATTATATCTTTGTTTATTTATCCATATCTCAATATCTTTTTTTTCACGTGACCAATAATCAATTGTAGTTGATTTATTATAACTTATTTGATATGCCGGATTTCCATTTTTATTTGGTTTAAAAAATTTTTTTTTCCTTTTTAACATTTCTACTATTGTAGATCCTGCAGCTTTATGAAAGTGTAAGAATATAATCATAATATTTTATGATTATATTATTATTATTATATTTATACCAATTAACTTACCAAATATAACCTTTAATTTTACTAATTGTAGTTGTAACTATTGTTTTTACCGTTTTTTTCAAGCTGTATTCTTTATAATAATAATGTACAGAATCAATAAAGTTAAAAGAATTTGTACTACTGTCAATCTTATTTGTTAAATGTATATTTGCTTTTGGACAATTTTCTCCAGGTATAAATCTCTTAAATATCTCATTTGTAATTACAAATTTACTCAATTTATAGTCAACTCTTGATAGTGGATATAACATGTGAGTAAACAAATTTGTATGTTTTCTTAAACAATTATAACATTTACCACACAATGTTCTGAATAATTTATAATTATCACTATTAATACCACCAATTGTATCAACCATATCTGGAATAATTCTTATAAATGGTACAAGAGGTTTACAATCAGATCCTAATATATAATCATAATCAATATGAAATAATGTACCATCATTTTTTATTAATATATTTTCTAAATGTCTATCACCAATTCCTAATAAATAAGTAATTGTACAATATGCAGCGGTACTTTTAATAAAATTATTTTTAATTATACCAATCGGCTTTTTATCATTATTTGATAATATAAAATTTTGCAAACTGGTTTTTAATTTTTCTTTAATATCATATATTGTAGTTGATTTGTCTACCATTTCAATAAATCCTGTTTCAATATTAATAGGCAATACATCATATGTCGTAATATTTAAATCCAATTTTAATTCTTTCTTAATTATTAAATCCATAATTCTAATAACACTAATAACTATCTTATCCTTCATTAAATTATCATTTTTAATTAATATATTATATTCAAATTCCTTGAATCGATTATTTTTATACACACATGCACAAGGTATCATTAATGGTTTTGTTTTACTATTTTTATATTCGATAGCATTAACTAACACTTGATTAACATGAATATTTGGATCAAGTGGAATACTTTTATTTTCTAGTTCATTTCGAAATAAATTCTTAAATTTATATTTATCATTTGGAATATATGATAATTTACTAGAAATATTAATTATATTAATTAAATTATTTACTGAATCATAACCTAATTTTGCAATTATTATTTTTTTATATTGATTAAATATTTTTTTATAAAATATACAATATTTCTTTTTATCTAAATTTGATAATATAAATAATTCAAAATACAAATATAGTCTTATTTTATCAGATTTTAATGCTCTTGATACCAAATACATAAAAGTAATATTTTTATTTAAACCATCTAATGTTAAGTAATAAACCATACAGGGTAATAATGCCAGAAATTCATATTCAGAAATATTATCAAAAAATTTCAAAAAATATCTTTTCAAATAATAATTATTTTTAAAACTAATAATTTCAATAATATCTTCTGATTGGATATTTTTACAACAATTTCGAACACACATTAAATTCCAACATGAACATTTTTTACCAGTATTAATATGCTTTATATATTTTTTAACTTCATTATCTGTTAATTTATCATAATCTAATGATTTAAAAAATTGAACAATAAGCTTATTATGACCTGATAAATAATAATAATTATTTAATAATAGTTTTTTTTCACAAGATGTATAAACATGATTTGTTAAATTATATTGTATTTCTCTAAATATAGATAAATATATAATCATCGCATCTGTCCATTTTTTATTTAAAAATAATACACACATGTCTTTCAAACTTAATGGTAAATTTTTTATCAATATTATAATATCAGATAAATTTGATATATTATTAAATGTATTAAAGCATTTATCACAAGCTCTATATTTATAACATTTAACATTATAATGTTTATGATGAGAATTATAGATATATCTATCTCTATTTATTAAATAACATGGTTCATCTCTTCTTTCTGCTTTAATAATATTTGTAGAACAATTTGAACAAAATATTCTTCCACATGCTCTACAATGATGACGCCTGTATATTAATGAAAATGTTTTGTTACATTTATAACATTTTGTTACAGAATTATCGTCAACCCATTTATGCATTGATCTTGGTAGTAATTTATCAATGTAATTTGTTATATTTCTTCTACGTAGAGATGTTTTATTTTTAATATTGTCATCAACAAACATAGAATAAGAAATTGAAGAATTCATAATAATATGTTTCACTATAGTATATATGGAAAAAAAATATAATATTAATTATTCAAATTATTGTAAAACTAAATATACACTTGAAGGTTCACAACCCTATGTTTTAACAAGTAACTGGCCCCAAGGTTTTACAAAAGCACAAACTGCATTTGTTCCAGATTATTCAATGAAAAATGTAGTATCTTATAATCAAACCTCATGTAAATTTTCAACATTTGGTTTATGTAAAAAGTAAATGATAATTACCAACCATAATATTGAAAATCACTAATAGATGGTACATTATTAAAAAATAGATGTACATCTGCACGATTTTCTGGCCAGAGTATATCTGCCGTTAAATCAATATTATTATTATTATCTTTTGGCCAATTACCACCACTTGGTATTCTAACCTTATATAATATTTTCAATGGTAATGGTAATTTATCCCAAGTGTTATTATTGTTACAATAACTAATAATTTCATTTCTAAGATTAATTTTTCTATCACCAGCTGCTGATGTTTTAATTATTGAATCATTATTAATATCTTTGGCGTATAACCATTTATTTTTATATCCTTTTGTTCCATTAGCGTATGCTTTACCCATCAACCTTCTAAATTCTTGTTTTTGATTTTCATCCCAACCAGGATCATACCAATTATCCATTATCATTTTAAATGTATAAAATGTACCAGCTGGAATATTCCCGAAATTTACTTTGGATAAATGATTTAACCTTGCTTTTTCACAAAATGAACGTATTAGCTTATTACGCATTCTATATCCCTTCATTAAGAATGGGTATTGACAATGATACAACCAATCCAACTTCTTATAGCTTAATATGTGGCTAAATATGTATCTAGGTAGATATATATTTGGATTTTTTAATTCTATTCCATTATCATAATTAAGTACTACCGATCCACCAATTTCACCTTTACAAAATGATTCTAAAAGTTGATATTCTGCATATTTTCTCTCCTCTTCTCTTTCTTTTTTGTATTCAATGTCACCTCTATGTCCAGCTGTTATCAATATATGTTTCACAACTGACATAATTTGTGTATTATTCAATAATAAACTTAATTTATATCAAATACTATAAATAATCAATTTATTTTATAAATATTTTATAAATATTTTATATTTTATCCCTCTGATAATACAATATTATTCATATTGCAAATACAGAGGTTATCGCATAGCGGACGTACATATGTACCATCAGCTAAACATTCATTTACAAAATCAATACCCCCTAGGGAATACATTTTATCACAATCAGGGCATAACAGCCCAGGCATATCTCTGAACTCAATTTCATAATTTATTATTCTTTCATTTGTGGGGTCTAACGCCATTTATTTATTATTAGCTTTATTAGATTTAATAATATATAATAATATATATATATATAGATCATTTTTTATAAAATAAAAATGTATGTACATTAACATTATAATTTTGGAATAATTTATTTAGAAATTCTGCGCAATTTGTCTTTCCATCTATCATATTTATACTATAATTATATTATAACTATAATTATATTGTAACTATAAATATCTTACGATATCTTTCAATTAATTGATCTAGTATTTTACCGTAAATGAAACTAATATAAATAGTATTTAATCTTATTCAAATTGAATTAAAATTCAATAACTTCCAGATGTATTAATGCATTTTTAGCTGCCATTTGCTCTGCTTCTTTTTTTGATTTTGCCTCTCCTTTTCCAACTAGTTTACCATCTGTATTATTAACACCCATATGAAATATCTTTCCTCTACCATTAGATGGTATTACAACTTTAATTTGATGATATTTTGGAAACTGGCCATCAAATTTCTTTTGATAAAACCTCATTAATTGATCTTTATAATTATCATCATTCATTATCATATCTGTTAAATCTAATGCTTTTTCCATTACAGTTATTATAAATTCTGAGCAACATTTATATGAATAATCTTGGCCTTTATGTTTTAAGTCTGAATATATTGATCCTATTAAAGCTTCAAAACAATCTTCTAATATTCTTGGATTATTTCTACCATTACATACTTGTTCGACATGTTGTGACATCAATATAAATTTATATACACCTAGAAATCTAGATAACTTAGCTAAACTTTCAGTTCTAACCATTTTACTTCTTATTTTAGTTAAAAAACCTTCCTCTTGTCCCGGAAATCTTTCCCATAAATACATTGCAATCACTGATTGTAATATACCATCTCCCAACCATTCAAGTTGTTCATTTGATTTATCTTGTAATTCAATAATATTTGTCATATCGCCTTTATATTCATATGTTTCATTTTTGAATTTTTTCTTTCTAAATTTACAATAAGATTTATGTACAAATGTTAAACGCCATTTATCCATATCATTAATTTCTTCTGTATAATTTCCTTTTTTTAATATTTTTTTCAATGATCCCAAATCAATTAATTTATTATTGGGGTTAAATATAGGGTATACTTTTTTTTGATCTATATCCATATTATAATAATAATTATACCACAGAAATGTTTAAATCATTTTTATTTAAATTTTCATATTTTTATAATTATTATAAACAATATATGTAATCAATTTCAATATTCATTAAGACTATTGTTTGTATTCCAATCAGCATTTGATCCATTTACAAATATATTAACACAATCAATATTATGTTCATTAAATTTTTCATAATTATGTATAAATTTATGAACTTCTGTATCTTGAATAGTTCCAGCTTGTGGTTTAGAAATATAACTCCACTTAGCCATTGTTGTCACTTGTGCAACTGCTTCGCTTGTTGTCCATTGATCTTTATATGGATTAGAACTTCTTTTGTATTCACTTAATTCTAAAAATTGTTCATATCCAGCATATATACTCCATGAAACAGTAAATTTCCAATTATCTTCAATATAATAATTAATACTCGCCATTTTTGTATAATTATTAATAGCTATTATATTTAGTTCCTCTTTTATCTCTTTATCACCAATCCTGAGAATTATACATTTTCTTTTGAAATCAAATGAAACCTCCATTTTGCACAACTAAGCCCGTGAATGAAATTCACTTGTATAAGAATTCGTGTTGGTTGTTGGAGTTATTATAAGGTATCAACTTGATATATTTTCATCAATTTTTAAAATTGATAAAAATTAATAAATCAATAGCCTAAACAAGCTTATTTATTAGTATCCGTTACAACAAGCGAAGCAGTTGCACAAGTGACAACAATGTCTACACCCAACTATATCAAATTATTGTTATATAACTATCAATCTAAATCTATTGCTGTTAATTTTAATATTAATCCAGAAAGAATAGAAAAATTTGTGGTAGAAATTCCGATCCCGCTTAGACATTTACTTTGTTTAGAATCATCATTTGAAATTCCAAATACAGATGAAAATGGTTGTTTTACATGGCCACTTGATTATGGAATGACTCTATCAGATTTCACTAATATTATTTTCTTTTTAGAAAATGGAAAATCACCTTTTGTTTTTGATAATCCTGTTACTTTATCAAGAGAGTGTAGACTATCAGATTTTTTTACAATATTTGGTGGATGTCATGAATATGATAAATATCGTTTATCTAATCTCAAAAAAAGAGAGGATATCCAAAAAATGGCCACACCAGATCCTTTTAATCCACAATCTATTGATGAAGACATACATCATATATTTCATTGGACATGTTGTTATCAAAAACTAAGTGATGACTGGGATTTTGTTACACAAAGTTCATCATCATATAGAACTTGGCGTAAAGCAAAAACAATAGAAGAAATTACTGTTGAAAAAGAGGCAAGGGATTTTGTTAGAAATCAACGTCAATCTGAATTAGATAATGTAGATGAATAAAAATAGTTTTAACATATTAATAATTTTATTATCAGTTAAATTATAATTCATTATTACAAAAAAAATTGACACCCGTATGTATTTATTCATCTACTAGGGTTGGTTTATATTGAGTTTAAAACAAACACAACAGGCATTCCCATTGAGTTTAAGACAAACACAATGGGAATGCCTGTTATGATTTTGGCTTTGGTACCAGAAAATCCAGAAGATCCCGGTGGTAAATCGTATCCTAAGCTAATTGGCACACCATATAGTAGCATGTACACAAATAGTCAGGTTAAACTTCTCAATGAACTTATGGTTACTACAAATAATCCAGGTTTCAAATTTGGATACGTTTGGTATGATGGCGATGCTACTAAATTTTCAAATAATGGTCTGTACGGGACGAATACCTCGGGGACAATTGTTAAAGCAGAAATTCTTGCATCTAGTTGGGAAAAGGCTCTGGGTGTAGAACTTTATACCGATCTATCTGGCTACCCGCAAGTAATGGTTGCTATTGGACGAGAGTGTTAGATCCGTATCCACATTTGAAATAATTAAGCTTTTTATAAAATAAAAAATTGATACTCAAATACATTTATCATTTATTGATATTTAAGAATATATGAGAACCATCCCATCTGTACATAAGTCAGTATGAACAATGAAGATTTCCCCCCGTTGCCGCGTCCCGCGCCATACAATAATTCAAGTAGCTCACGTCTGGTCGCTCGATGGACACGTATAATTAGTTACGTGGTGCGGAACGGTAAGCCGCGTCTGGCCGAAAACAATCCGGATTGTAAGCCGTGGCTGAACGGATGTAACAATTGTGCCCAATATGGCTGCTCGACCATGGGCTTTGGGTGGGATGGCAAGTGTGTGAAATGCGGGTTCCCTGAGGAGAAATTAAGATCAGAAATTCAACAACTGAACTTTGACCTAATGGTCATTTGGATTAAGCTCAGGTGGAATTGTGATAATCCAAGGTTGTGTGCGGAATTTAAAGAAAAGTGGAAAAGTGTCAGGAAGAAGATCAAAGCTCATAATAGAGCGATCTATGCGGCTAATGCGTGGAATAAGTCGCAGTGAGCTCCTGGGGAAAACATGTCATAGAGTTGACTACAAAGATGTTTGACATACGACGTTAGGATCGCCTAACATTATAAATATATATTTAATTACCAATCGATTGGTGTTTTACCACTGGTTTCTAATATTTCATTACATTTACTGAAATGTTTGCATCCAGTGAAATATCTAAAACTCAATGGTGAGGGATGACCAGCTTTTAAAACATGATGTTTTTCTTCATCTATATATTTTATTAAAGACTGTGCATCCCGTCCCCATAATATAAATATCAATCCTTCTGTTTCATTTGAAAGATTTTCTATCAATTTATTAGTGAATGGGCGCCACATCTTTTTATGTGAATTAGATTTAGATTCTAATACAGTTAAAGATCTATTTAAAAGTAGAACACCTTGTTCCGCCCATGATGTCAAATCACCATCAGTTTTATCAATACCAATATCTGCTTTTATTTCTTTGTAGATATTCTTTAATGAACGTGGTACTTTTGTGTAATTAGGTACACTAAAACATAATCCCATAGCTTGATTTTTATTAATATAAGGATCTTGACCAATAATAACTACTTTTGTATCATTTAATTCAAAAAAATTAAAACAATTAAATATTTTGTCTTTGGGTGGAAATATTTCTAATGAATCCTCATATTTATTTATTTCTTGATCTACATATTCCATTATATGTTGATATTCGGGTATAATTTTTGTCCAACTTTCCAACATATTTATATATATTAAATATAAATAGCCTTTTATTTATGTATTTTTAGATCAATTTTAATATACAATTAACACTATTGTTGCACAAGTGACACAAAAAAAATGACACCCAAAATAAACTATTTTTTATTGACCATAGAAAAAAGAGTGCCTAAATCAGGGGCTAATCATCCACGGATTTATTAAAAATTTGAGGATTGAGGTTATTACTGATATGATTTTGAATCTAGGTAAAGAATTCAACCATTAATCCAGGTTACTGGAGGTGGCATTTAGTTAAACAAAGCATGAATGATGTTAGCTGGTTTAGTGGACAGTGAGAATGTCCATTGAGAAACATAATAGTTCAGCCTTCTTGTGGCTTGTTTTGAATCATAGTATTAGTATACTATGAACAAATGAACTTAAAAAAATATGAAATAGCTACATTCCAAAGTAGTAATAAATAAATTATTTATTATAATATACAATTAACACTATTGTTGCACAAGTGACACAAAACGAAGTTTTACGCAACATTATGAAATAATATTGCCAACAAGCGAAGCTGTCGCACAAGTAATACCTACTAACATATTTTTTATAAAACAAATTGATTTAATATTATTTAATTAATTCTAATTAAAAAGAATTGCAGTAATATATATACTTATGATTAAAACAATTAATAGCACTAAATTAAGCAATCAAATACAAAAATTTCCTGATTTGTCATTAGACATCCTTGAACAGAAGTGCAATGAAATTCAACTAAGATTGAAAAGTGATAAAGAAAATGGTAATCTTGACCCAGCAACTAAGATTGAATTATCTACATTAGTTGGTAAAGACAATATTAAAAAATATATTAGGTTTTTTATCAGAAAAAACAATGACAATTTTGATATTGTAAAACAGACAAGAACTGTAAGGGTTGAAACTGCAATGAACCGTATCAATAAAGCAATTGAAAGACGGAAACAATGGGGTAAATTTGGGGAACCAAAAAAACGAGGTAATGAAGGAATTACTATGACAAAAGGTAATGTTTATTTTATGAAACCAAATGGTGATTATTTATTTGATGAAGATAAAATAGCAGATAATGCGAAGAGTATTAAACCAAAAATGAGAATCTCAACAAATACTAAACCAAAAGCATGGCGTTCAAAAAGAGTTTCTGATAGAAAAACAAATCCAGAAGAAGAAGGACCTGAAAGTAATAAATTTAAATTTACATCGCGACGCGATGATAATGATAAAACATTATTTGTTAGTAATATATCATCAGATACAACCGAAGAAGATCTTTACACATTATTTGGTGAATATGGTAAAGTAAAGTTTATCAGTTTACCTAAACATAGAAGAGGACCAAAAACTGGTCAAATGAAGGGTATTGCATTTGTTAAATATTACAATATATCTACAGCCGAAAAAGCATTAGATGCTAATGGAAGAGCATTAGACCATATGAGACTTGGTGTTAAAATGGCTAGTCAAAATAAATAGAATAACTACAACTTGCATAAATTAGCCCGTGAATGAAATTCACTTGCATTAATTAGCCCGTGAATGAAATTCACTTGCATTAATTAGCCCGTGAATGAAATTCACTTGCATTAATTAGCCCGTGAATGAAATTCACTTGCACCCTTAGTTATTTAAAACTAAATCATTATAATAAAATAAAATGTTAAATAAAGATATTTTATTAAAAAGATTTAGTGAAGCTAAATACATAGAAATAAATAAAATTGATGTTAATATTGGGAAAGCTACATCTAATTTAATTGAAAACATTCTATTTTCTAACTTTAACATTGCAAAATTTTTATTAAATATAAACATTTATTCAATTATATATATAATAGATGATACATTTAATTTTTTTATTATAACAAATAATAAATATCCAAAAGAACAAATACTAATTACAAAAGAGAAATTATACAACGATCTTAATACAAATTTTGTAAATAGATTATATTCATTATTAATTGAAAATTTTAATGATGAAAAGATAAATAATATTATATCTAAGTTAATTAATAAAATAATTAATAATACATCTGATATTATTAATAATATGATTATAATTGCTAAGTCTAAATAAATTATTCATCTTTACATTTATCTGTAAAAAATAAATCAAATATATTTCTATTTTCAATATAATATAACATTAGAATAAATGATATACCTGTATAAGCAACATAATGAAAAAATGTATGTCCAGTTATATATTTTACCTTAAATATAAAAGACTTTTTACTATAACCTCTATATAATAATACTTTTATAAGAAATATAATAGTTCCTATTATAGATATAATTAAAGATAGATAGTATATATAAGAATATTTTTTATTACATTTTTCAGAATTTAAATCACAATCTGAATTTAAAAATTTTATATAGTAAACATTCATTATTACTAAAATTGTAAATAATAGCGGCGCTGTTATTCTATAATCAATAGAACCGATTTTAATTAAAAAATTATTTTTACCAAACATGCTATAATGATAAATTGTAGAAAAAATAATTGTTAAACTAAAAAGTATCAATAGAAAATACCAAATTAAACTATAATTTATTAACTTTTTTCCATCAATTGTATCATCATTTTTCCAATTATTTAATTCTAATAATATATAAATTGTAAATATTAATCCTGGGATTAATAATAAATTTGTACCATAAACATTTGCATTTAAAATATCAATTGCCTTTTTATGCATCCACATTTAATATTATATTATATATTATATAATATATTATATTATATTCAGGAAAAATAAATATATCATTATTTTTATTCAATAAAAGAAACTATAATATATCTAGTACCTTTTGTAGTTTCAAGTCCTTCATGATAATGTGTTAATCTTCCTGGAAATATTACACAATATCCTGGTTTTTGAGTTAGATGTTTATAATCATGTCGAATAAACCTAGTTCCACCTCCTTCAAAATCTTCACCCCTTTTATTCAATGCAACCATAGCAGAATAAAGAGAAGAGTCATTATGTGGTCGTAATTTATTTTGACCACTGGGTGTATACTTAACTACAAATGACATATTTATTCTACTAGTATGACTTCCAACAAATCCTTTTTCAGCAATTTTTGCAATATAATTAAAAACTATTTTATTCCATTGTTTCTCAAATCCAATTTGGTTAAAATGTGTATCTACTGTTGGTACATTTTCATAACCATTTGATAATCTTTTATCATTGTGTCTACCATCTGACCATTTATTATTTTCTTCCATTATCTCAATTAATTCATTACAAAATCTTTCATTAAATAATGGGAATTCAAATAAATACGGAATTGGTTCACATATAGATATTTGCCCACCATTTAGAAAATCTTTAAACTCATGGTGTAAGTATTTTTTTTCCCATAGTTTAATATCTGACATATCAAATAATTCATGGTTTATCTTATTGTCACTAAATATATTTATATTATTTGATTCTTTAATGTAACCAATATTTTTATTAATTTTATTATTAGTAACAATATATTGATATGTATTATTATTTATTTTTGAAATTAAATCTTTTATGTAAGGATATTTAAGTTGATTTAATATATGATTTTTTATAAATATAATATTATTTAGTTTATAAATTAAATTCATCTTATTTTTATTTCTTATACATATTTCATTAATATTACCAGTTATATTAATATTTGAAATAGTAGTATTCTCAAGATATATTAATGGTGTGCATAAATCATGTTTTAATTTTATTAAATTATTTAGTATTTCATAGTTTTGAAAAATAATTGATGAATCAACATACAAATAATAATCATAATCTAAATTTAAAAAATATTTTATTGATTCATCAAAAATACTTTTATATTTTTTTTCAAAATATATAACGTTTTTATACTCATTAAATTTATTATACACTTTATAATATGGTGATACGATAAATAAATAAATATTATCTCTATCATAATTAATCTTTTTAAAATTATTAATAAAAATATCTATGTCATCTATTTTTTTGTTAAATGATAAAGTTACAAATATTTTATTAGTCATCTAGATATATTATTATTTATAATCTATAAGTCATTGATTACATGATTAGATGTATTCAAATTTCATTTTGTATTCATAAACAAAATATAAATATCTAATCATACTTTATATGATTAGATGTATTCAAATTTCATTTTGTATTCATAAACAAAATATAAATATCTAATCATACTTTATATGATTAGATGTATTTACAGAAAATATAGGGACATTTTTGGTATACCTAATAAAGGTGTACATAGTTATAAAATTGCTGGTTGTGCTATTATTGATTATATATTAACAATTCTTTCAAGTATAATAATTGCATATTTTACTAATTTTCCACTAGTATTAACAACAATAGTAATGTTAGTTCTTGGAATAATTTTTCATTCAATGTTTGCAGTTAATACACATACAATAAAATTTCTAGGACTTGAATGCAAATAATAATTACTTTTATTAAGTAGTATTAGTTTTTGAACATAATGAACCAATTAATTTAATACAACAATTTGATACTTGTTGAATTGTTTGTTGATTTAATTCAAGTTTACCATTTGCTGCAGCAACTACTAGATCAATAGTATCGGGTAATGTATTAATAATTGCTTTCAATATATTCTTATTGTTTTCATCAATATTCAATAAATCAGACATTAATCTCTTTACTACATGAATAACAATATCTTTTTTAATTCTTTTTGGAATACTTGGCATTTCTTCAATTAAATTAACAATTGAAAATATAATTTGTGTTGTATTGTTAACAAAATGATCAATATTAAAATTACTATCAGACACTAAAATAGCCTTAGTTTTATTATAAATAAGATCAGTTACTTTTTTTGAATTTAGTTTAGCTAAATTCTTATTTTGAACATTAAATCCGGATCTAGATACTTTTGATATTGTTTCAATAGTATTTGGTAATAATAATTCTAAACTTTTTTTATCATCTTCATCAATATTAAGAGTATTTATAATGTAATTCATAATTTTAACAACTAGATGAAATTTTTCTTCACCACTAATATTCTTATATTTTTCAACTAATTCCATGCAGTGAACAACTACTTTATTGATATTTTTAGTATTAACATCAATAAACTTAACAAATTCTAATGTTTTTTCTTTAACATCATTAAATATTTTATTAGATAATTCATCAATTGTTATATTTGCCATTTATATATTCATATATAATAAATTAATTACAAAAAATAAACAAAAAATAAATATTATTTATGTATATAGATGAAAACAAAAATTATCATAAATTCATTATTAATAATATTCATTTTACATTTATTATTAGAGAATATTGATTTTAACTTTAAAATTGGAGATTTGAATATGGAATCATATCATAATAAGAAAAAAGATGATGTAACATTAAATTTTTTAACAGATGTAAATAATAGTCATTTGTTAAATAATAAATTAAACATGAAAGATAAATTACTAGACTACGTTAGTCAAGTATCAGTAAAACCTTCAAATATTTATGAAAGTGATAATAATTTACCAAATTTTAATTCAAACGTAGAAAATATTAGTAAATATTATGAAAAAAATAATAATTATGATAACATTGATAATTTACAAAAAAATAATTATAAATCAATAGATAAAGTCACAGGAAGGCAAAAAGTATCAGAAGATACAGTATCATCTGTATCATGGAAATATGATAATGAATTAACAATGAATGGCGGTGGTATGGAAGGAATATTTGGATATGATTCATTGGACACAAGCTATGCTATTATTGGTAATGAAGGTAAATCTTGTTCACCAACAGGATGTAATATTAATTCAGACGATTTAAGGATGGGTATGGGTGATCCAAATAAACAGACTAGATTAACAAACTAATAATTAACTATTATATCATTTATTTCATTAACAATATTAATTATTTCAATTGAATTAATGTCTTTATCTTTAATCTCTATTGAAATTTCATTAACAAATTTATCATCATAATTTATTGAAAAATTTATATTATATTTATTATATTCTAATGAAATTGTTTCTATTAGAATTGTATTATCATATTCAAATTTTATTGGAAATTCATCATTTTTAATTCTAATTTTATCTTTTAAATTAAAATATGCATGATCATTTGCAATAGAATTCAAATCTTTATTAATTTTTAAACAATAATTTGACCCATCTCTTAGCACAATTAATTCTTTATTCTTATGTATATATTTTGTATAAACTTCATATTTGATTTTATTATAATTATTTTTATCTTTAATATTTTGAAAACAAACTTCAAAACATCTTTTATTTATATTTGTGTAAAAACAATCATCGAATAATTTTTTTCCAAGATATATTTTATATCTAGTAATACTATTAGTATTACTATTAGTATTACTATTAGTATTACTATTTATTAAATTATTATATTCAATTAATAATTTATTCATATTGAATAATAGTATATAATCTTTTTATATATTATTTTTTCATATTTTATATAAAAAATGAAATATATTATAATAATATTTAAATAAATTAAAAGTATATATACTATATGTGTGATCTAATAATTGATACTAGTAGAGATAAATGTAAAAATAAATTTAATAATATATTAAAAAACAAAAGGTTATCTGCTAAAATAGAAAAAAGTATATATAATTATGTATCTAATTTTGCAAATGTTAATAATTATACTATGAATAATAGAGTTATAATACGGTTATATTTAAACAAATGTGTATCACTATATGATAATATTAATCCATCATCATATATTGGTAATAAAAATTTAATAAAAAAAATTAAAAAAAAAGAAATTGAAATAGATAATATTGCTGGAATGACTCCGCAGCAATTATACCCAGAACATTGGAATAAGCTTTTAGATAAACAAAATAATACACAAGAATATTTATACTCTAAGAAATTTGTTTCTATATCAGAAGATTATAAATGTGGTAAGTGTAAAGAAAAGAAATGTACATATTATCAATTGCAAACTAGATCAGTTGATGAACCAATGACAACATTTATAACTTGTTTAAATTGTGGACACAAGTGGAAAGAATAATTAAACATAAATAATAGGCTTATTACGAACATTTGTTCCAATATTAATAATATTCCCACCATACTTTCGAACAAAATTCTGTACACCACCATGTTTTTTAAACAGATCTTTATATCTTTCTTTGTATCCTGGAAGATTTTTGATATGCGATGTTAGCACGTAAATCCTTTCTGGATTTTCTTTACTTTTTCTTTGACGTGAAATAATCCAATCCCTAATTGACATGATTACTTGACCCCCAATATGTTGTGGTTCAGGTGCAATTCTTTGTTGTGTTTTTTTCACTTCTCTCTTCCGCTTTGTATTATTACTTTTTATTGCATTTGCATCTTTATTATCTTCTCTCGTTGAAATCCTATTATATTGGTTTGCAGACATGATTTTTATTGATTCTACAAATAAAAGTATATTACAACTTTATATGTTTTTATAATTAATACAAAAACATATTTGGTATATATTTAGTCAATTTTTAATTATATAAAAATTGCTTAGAATGTTTAGCGTAAGTCAATTTTTAATTATATAAAAATTGCTTAGAATGTTTAGCGTAAGTCAATTTTTAATTATATAAAAATTGC